TACGAGACAACAATTTACGATACTGTCTCTTAGCTGCAGTACTATTAATCTTCTTTTGTTTACGTTTCTGTTTTCTGTAAGACTTTCTACCTTTCTTAGATTGGTAGTATCTAGAAGTCTTACCAGGGTTCTTAGCCCGTCTTGGAGCCATATAACCTCCGTTGTACTAGTTCAGGGTCAACTTTGGGTAGGATTCTGTTCAGCTTGTCCATAGGACTGCCTTCATAAGCAACACCTGTTATGTCATTAGTCTTAAGCCAATCACAGGCTGCTTTTAAGTCTTGAGTAGTAGCCTCACCACTACGAACCCGTTTAAGGAATTCGTTAGTGACAAGGTTATGTAACTCATCAAACTTTTCTTCTTTTGCTTTTGCCATTCTTTTTAGCTTTTAGTCGTTTTAAACGTAGTTTGATGAAATCAGGATCATTTTTAATTCCTGGTGGTATATCTTTCCAATCTGAAAGAGGAATATTTAATCCAAAACCTGACTCAGTTAAACTTCTAATATTATTAGCAGCAGCTAATTTAGATCTGTTCTTTTTATTTTTAGCCCAATCAGGGTGTCCTTTAACATTACCTTCACCGTAACTAGCATCATTACGTTTGAACTTTCTGATATTATTAGCTGCCATTATTAATTACCTGCAGTCATACGTTTACTGGGTTAATTGTTTTCTTTTTAGCTTTTAACGGTGGTAGTGTATGATTCCCTGGTCTTGGACCTTGACCTTCTCCATGAGGAAGAGCCCAGGTTTTAGCTGGACCAGATTTAATTTTCCTTGCCATTACTTTCCTAGTTGTTTACGTACTTTTTTCTGAGTCTTTTTTATTATTTTGTTTATTTTACGTTCTATTTTTGATGGTGGTTCATTAACTTCTGTACTAGGAGTTATATTCTCTAGTGCTTTAATAAAAGGATCTTTCTTCTTTACAGGTTTCCCTGTAAACACATCATAAGTTTTAGACATTATGTTAGTAGTTTTGATTTAACAATTTCCAATGCCTGATCATCTAGTTTGTTATCAGTTCTAGCAACATAAGCTTCTAGTAAATCTACTACTAGCTTCTTTACTGAATCTGACTTCAAGAAGGCGAAAAGGATGGGCTTGATAATTAGGATCATTGTATTAGAGGGTTAAACTTTGTCGAGTGTGCCACGTGTGGCTTTTGTTGATTCTTTTTTTGAAACCTTTACTTCAACTTTAGGTTCTTCTTTTACTTCTACTACTTCAACTTCTTCTTTGGTGTCTTCGGAGGACACTGATACTTCTGTTTCTGCCATAGTTTCCAGTTTTGAATAGGTTTACATTCTTTTTTTAATTTGTTTTCAACAGCTTTCTCTACATCTTCTTCCCATTTAGCTATAGGTACAACATCACTGCACATATGACCAGTATCAGAATTAGGAAGTAGCATAAATCCTTTCTGCTGCAATTCTGCACACTTAAGGACTCTAACTAATTCATAGTCAAGACGCATCTTTTCTTCTTGACGTTTAGCTATTGTTCTACATTGTTCTAACCCTCTTTGATCTAAGGGTATCATAAAATTAACTTGAAATCCCCAATTCTCAGCTACTGTATAAGTTTGCTGAGTCATAGTTTCGTCAAATGGAGTTGTATGGTTTCCCATATAGAATGGAGAGAAAGTCATAGTACTTCCATTACATGAGATGTTAGGACCGTAGTGCTGTCTTGACGGTGCTCCATTATTTTGGAACTGCACCGCTTGGTTGGTTACATTACCTGTTGCAGCTGCTACTGGATTACTAACATTTCTATCACCTTCTTCAGCACGAACTGGTGCTATTGCGAGAAGACTGATAAGGAGACCGTAGTAGCAGTAACGTCGATTTCTCTGTCGATTACTTCTACGGATAGGACTTGACTGGCTGCTCTTTCTGTTATTTCTAAAGTGAAAGGATCTCCAGCTGTGTGTAGGGTGAATACTGAATCTGTATCTACTATACCTCCTGAAGAAGCTGAAGTATGGGTTATGTTTTCCCCAGACCATTTGTTTAATGCAGACCCATAGGTTGTTGTTGTTATTTCTTCGACTATCTCTTGAGTCGTTGTTGTTGTACTGTTCATCGAACCCTGGGTGAAATTCGGGGTCACTAATTCTGCTCTCGCTACCGTGGGTGATGCCAGTAGGAAGAGTAAAAGCCATTTGTTCATTCTTCCTTTTTCTTAGCCATAGGACAGTTTACTGGACCTTTGTTCTTATTGTTATTACCAGTAGTTAAGCCGAATGTTGCAAGTGCTCCAGTAAACACACTGGCAACGAAAGTTATATCTGAGTTACCAGATTTCTTAACCATAGGTATTTCAACATAATTCATGGTTATAATAAAGCCTGACCAAACAACTACGCCAAGTCTGACAAATGTACCAAGAATTTGTATTTGGTGTTCTTGATCCTCTGCAGCATCTTTTAGCTTACCGAGCAATCCTTTCTTTTTTTCTTCTCCTTCCATTTATCAACTTTACCTTGAATGAATTTCTGTAGTTTTTTCTTTATCTGATCAAAGAATGGTGTAGCTAGGGTAGTTGTTGCTACAGCCGCTACAGCTGCATAGGTAGCAGTTGCTACGACTTCTGCAGTTGGTAACGGCATCTGTATATCAATAACAGGTAACTGTACGCTAGGAGCAGATGGTGCCTCTTCCTTAGCCTCTCCCTGTACCCCTTCAGGAGCCTCCAGATCGCTCGGAGGGATCACCATAGGGGTATATGATGGTATCCGAGCTGAAGGGGGCTTAAACTCGATCCTCATGGGAGGTAGAGGTTCAGGAGAAGTAGGTACTCTTATCCTACCAAGGTTTACCGACACCTGTAGTTGGAGTTTTCTGTTCGTTTACACCCTTCTCTACAGCTGTTTCAATTGCAGCTACAGTACCAGCATTATCTGCATCTAGCTTTGCTTTAACCCAACCTAGTACTTGTGACTCTGTAAGGTCAGCATAAGGTACTAGAGTGTCAGGCTTAGGAAGATCTACCTCACCAGTAGCTCTGAATTTGTAGGTACCGTCTTCACCATTAACACGGTATATAACTTTATTTACATACCCATCAGCTAGTTCACGCTGAAGGGTGTTGACTTGCCAAGTTTTTGTTGCCATTATTATGAAGGTTTATTTGCTATTAAGAATGCTTTATAGTCTGCTTTGACTTGTGTAGTCCATGCAGCGTTACATATTGCTTGTACGTCTGCATCTTCTCCACTGATATCTGTATCAACTAGGTTATCACTTGCATCAAGTGTTCCTGGTACGATTACTTTTCTATTGAAGGAACGGGTAAGCTCCACACCATCTTTTTTAATGATTGTTGCGTTTCTTACCTGTATGTTCCATTTTTGAACGACTTCTATTTTGTCGTTCTCTTGTGTTTCTGTTAATGCCATTTAGGGACGTTCTCCGAACGTGACAGGTTTATGGCGTAGTTTTTAGACGTGCTAACGGTCTATAGGTTTATGCAACTTCGTAAGTACCAGACATCATCATATAAACAGCACCATCCTTCCATGTATCACTAGTGGTCGAATTAGGTACTGTAGGACGTACAGTGGTATTACTTAATTCTGTATAACCAGTAGTTGCACCACCAGTAAAAGAAGAACCATGCGTGAAACTCATGACGCTATAACCATTAGAAGCCATGTTTGTAAATGGTAATCCAGTAATTCGTGCGAAACTACCTACTGCAGGTGCAGTGACATTAAAAACGTTAGTATATATTTGTACAGTTACCAGCTTGCCTATTTTTACGTAATGACCAGTTGTATTAGTTATAGCAGTATCGAAAGTTACAGAAGACCAACTTGATCCAGTATGGTAATCCATTCCAATTGTCCAAGTGCCTTCTTCATAGTCGTCCAGAGCATTCGCCGCTGCTGTATCGCCGTTAAAGGTTAATCCATTATCTGTAAACCTACCTCTTTCAGCACTACCAGCAGCAAACCTAACACTGACACCTCTAAAACCTATATCTTGTAAGGAACCATTATCTTGAAAAGCAACTAAGGCAGGTACGCTTCCTAATTCGCCTTGGGCAGGATTAAATGCAATGTGTTTATTAGTATCTAATTTAACGGTTAACTTACCGTTAGTCATATTAGACGTTGATTCATTTATACCTACGTTTCCACTCGAATCGATGCGCATCCTTTCTACTCTTCTTCCAGTTCCAGCACCAGAACTACCAGCAAAGAAAGCCATAGCTGATTGAGATTGTAATTCTAATAAGGAAGCACTAATACCCATACCATAGGTATTGTCTGCAGTTTCTTGGAAGCAAGCAAATTTAATTGCAGAAGAACTACCTGCTGTACTATTCCAATATTCAAGTCCAGCATCATATTTTTTTACAGCACCTGAAGTTATAGCTGTAACACTACTTGTAGAATCCAGTAGTACGTTACCACTTGAGTCAATGCGGAGTCTTTCTTGAGGGCCACTGTTATCCGTAGTAGTGCGTAAGATTAAATCAGAATCACCACCAGCAGTACCAAGAGAAGCAATTTCTGATCTGGAGTAAGCCGTACCAGATGATGAATGTAGAGATCTTAAAACAAGCTTTGATTCACCTGTTGTAGTAGATGCTTCTCCAGCACTAATTTCAATAGCCGTAGATGTACCTGTAGAATATACCTCTAATAACTCCGTAGGACTTGTTGTACCTATACCTACGTTTTGACTACTATCTATTGTTAATGCAGTAGAACCTCCAGTTGAAAAAGCAATTTGATTACTTGCAGAACGGAGCATTCCATTATCTGGATCATTTATAAATGTATGACTTGGAGCAGCCTCAGTTCCATTAGAAGTCTTGATTATTCCACTACTATCTAATCTCCCAGTACCTGCACCAATATTAATACTTCCAGTTGTAACTATATTCTGACTACCGAAATCAGGAGCAACTTTTGAACCTGCTATCGCTGCATCGGATTTAATATCTGCGTTAACGATGGAATCATCTTTAACTCCATCGCTGTTTATTTTTGTTAATGCCATAGTTATTTAGCCTCCAATGCGGCTACTTTTGTTTCTAGTGTTTCTACTTTTGTTGTTAGTTCTTGTACTGCTTTGATTAGTGGTGAAATAAGCTCATTATAAGCGAGGTTATAGACACCTTCTTCCGCTACAACCGCTGCAAAATCTTCAGTTGTTTTACCTTGAGTACCTAATACTTCCTCTACTTCTTGAGCAATTAAACCATAATGTGTTTTGGTATCTTGCTTTTGCCCTTCGAATTGGTTAAATTTATAAGATACTGGGTTTAGTTTATTTACAAAATCAAGTCCTAAATCACTTGTTTCAATTGTATTTTTTAGATTTTTATCAGAAGTATTTAAAGCATTCTGTGAATAAATGGTAGCCCATCTTGCACCAGATGCACCGATATCATAAGTATTATCTGCGTTAGCTTTTACATGAGCATGGAAATTAATTTTATCACTCGCTGTCTCAAGCTTCTTAACGTCGTCGTAATATAGCTCTACTGCCCCGTTTCTATAAAATCTTGCACTGGTTTCCTCAGCACTACCATCTGTTTCGGTACTACCTATATCTACCATATTAGGTGTTTTTATATAAAGGTTATTAGTATAGTTTACAATGTGAGAATGAGCACCGCCTGTATGGAAGATTTGTAAGTCTCCATAGGTTGAAGTACCAAGACGAATACGACCAGCATCAGGTAATACAATATCATTAGAAACTTTTATGCCAACTACTCCAGACGAATCATATGTTTCTAGACGTTTAGTCCCATCGTAATAGAGTTCTACGGCTCCGTCTTCAAAAGCTTTAAAAGTATATTCGCTATGTGCTGCGTTTAAACCTACTAATTCATTACTACATAATCGTAATTGACCTGTACCGTCATCATCTATGTAAGAATCCGTCCCATTATGGTAGATTTGTAGATCATCACCATTCCCGAATTTAGCTTTACCGTTATCTAATAGTGAAATATTAGTACTTTCGCTCATAAAAGCTAAAGAACCAGTTAATTGAGCACCTGCACTGGTTGTATTAAACTTCTTACTGTTGTCATAATAGAGTTCTGTAGCTCCGTCATCAACAGCTCTAAAAATAGTATCGTTATTATTATCTAAGACTAATACTGCGTTACTAGCAGCCGTTTTTAAATAAAGAGCACCTGTAGTATTGTTAATCCAAGAATTTGTCCCATCATGATAAACTTCTAAATCATTACCTGTACCAATCTGTATCTTTACACTATCTGCAAGTTGAAGATTAGCATCTAATACTTCTATATGTTCAGCACCAACTGCATCATCTGCAATCTTTGTACCATCTACAGCATCAGCTGCAATCTTATCTGTAGTAACTGCTAAGTTCTGTATCTTAGCTGTAGATACTGTATTATCACTTGGAGTACCGATAGCTACCGTTGATCCAACCGTGATGATAAAGTAAGGAGAACTAGAAGCAG